TCGTGGACAAGACTAAAGAGCTCACCCTCCCAGAAGGAGAATACAAACGTTGGAGCTTAGACCAAGAGATCGCTGATCTGAAGAAAAAAGCAAAAGGCAACAAAGAGCTCCTGGACGCCATAACTGAATACCGCAAGGCTAAGCTAGCCGAGATCAACAAAGAAGAAAGGGAGCGTTGGCTCAAATCTCACAAGAACACACGCGAATATCTCGAGTGGCACCTGAAACAGATGGAGGAGAACGGGGCCACCATCAAAGAGCTTGAGCAAGAGAAATGGGAATGGATGAAAAAATACACTGACGACGCCTTAGCAGGAATGAAGATAGGATGGAATGAGTACCTGCAGGATGTACAGACTGTCACTCAGAGGATGGCAGACCTAGTACGAGAATCCGCTCAAGCAATGGAAAAGTCCTTCTCAGACTTCTTTTTCGATGTAATACAAGGGAAGCTCAAGAGGCTGAGTGACTATGTAAGGACTTTCTTCAACTCCCTGGCAAGAGCTACCGCTGATGTCCTGGCACAACAGACAGTAGGCTGGATTGGGGGATGGGTGAAGAGCAAGATTCCTGCATCAAAGACACCCACAGGCCCCAGCAAGATAATCGATTCTCGTACAGGAAAGATCCTAGCAATTCGGACTCATCAAGGAGGGATCGTCGGTAGCCCAGGAATCCCGACTCAACTAGTTCCAGCATCTCTCTTCATCGGAGCTCCTAGACTCCATGAGGGACTAAAGCCTGATGAATTCCCAGCAATCTTGCAGAAGGGCGAAGAGGTAATACCGCGGAACCAGGCCAGACAGTCTGCGAAAGTAACGGTGAACATCATTAACAAAGGTTTGGAAGAGAAGAAAGCTGAGGTGTCAAAAGTGCGAATGGACGCACGACAACTTGTCCTCGATATAGTGCTTACTGACCTTGCAGAAAACGGCCCTCTGCGACAAGCACTAGGAGTTGGAGGCGTGTAGTATGGCTGATTTCCCAACATTGAGCACAGGAGCTTGGTGGCCTTTTGAGGAAAGCCAAGCAGAATATGGCGACCTCAAATCTCCTGTCGAAGCTGGATACAAAATCACAAGGAAAAGGTTCACACGAGCTCCCAAGGCATGGAAGATGACCTACGGTGGAATGAACGATTCAGACTTTCAAACCCTCAGACAGTTCATAGATGAGCAAGGGACTACTGGGAGCTTCAACTGGACTCATCCTGTTACAGGAGAAACTCATGAGGTTCGCTTCGTGAGACGGCCCAAACTCACTTACAGAGACAAGTACTGGTTTATGGACTGTGAGTTGGAGGAGGTCTAGATGCTCAACCTATCAACCGCCATAGCGATCGAGAAAAACAAACTTAGCTCCACAGGAGCATGGCTTATCCTGCTGGAGATCAACTTCGAGGGAGTCGACCCCATCAGACTAGTCCACAATACAGAAGACATAACGTGGAATGGCTACACCTGGCAGGCTTTCCCTCTGGACTTCGAGGAGATTACAGAAGACGGAAAAGGGAAACTACCCACATTTGCCATTAAGGTTTCAAACGTGTCACGGGCCCTAATGCCCTACATCGAAGCCTCTCAAGGAGGCATAGGAGCTCAGGTGATTTTGAGAGTTGTCCACTCAGATCATCTTGATGAGACAGAGCCTGTGTTGGAAGAAGTCTTTGAGGTGATAAGCTGTCAGGCAGATCCGCTATGGGTGAGATTCACCCTCGGAGCTGAAAATCCTCTCTTGCAACGGTGTCCTAAGCAAAGGTACTTGAAAGATCATTGTAGGTATAAGGAGTTCAAAGGGCCTGAGTGTGGATACAGTGGGCCTGAGACAGAGTGCAATCGAACTTTTGAAAGGTGTAAAGAGCTCGGAAATGCCTCGCGCTTTGGAGGGTTCCCAGGGATTCCCACAGGAGGCGTGTATGCTTGATCTTATAGGTAAGCCTTTTAAGGATGGTGGCAGAGGCCCAGACAGTTACGACTGTTGGGGTCTTGTGCGCGAGGTTTTTCGTCGTTTTGGGGTGGAGCTTCCTGACTACAATGTAGGGGCGTTCGAGTGTGAGCAGGTTGGACAACAGATAATGAAGGAAATGAGGACTCCCGCCAGGTGGCAACGACTCAAAAAGCCAGAAGTTCCATGCGTGATAGTGATAAAGAATGATCCTGTTTGGGCTAATCATTGTGGAGTGTATATAGGAGACGGGAAGTTTATTCACACATTGCAGAAGATAGGTTGCAACATCGACCGCATTGACCATCCTTTATGGAAAAAGAGAATCGTGGGGTTTTTCAGATATGTTGGATAAGGTCACCGTTATAGCAATCAAAAACCCTTTTCAACCTTATGACAGAGAGATAAGAACAGTCGACTGGGTAGAGGGCGAGACCATACACCACTACATCAGTGACTATCGACCTCTGCCTGACACTGAGTTCGTCGCAAGCATCAACGGTCGGATAGTTCCTCTCGACACTCCAGTCTATCCAGGGGACTATGTTGCTGTTTGCCCTGTCCCACAGGGAGGTGGAGGTGGAAAGGACGTACTCCGCACAATTGCTTTTGTGGCTCTTATAGTGACCGCCGCAGCCGTCACGCCTCACCTAGCTCCTTGGGCGGCCGAGACTTTTCATATTGGTGCTACGACCGCGAGTGCCCTAACATCAACAGCAATAATGATGGGTGGGTCGGTGCTGATCAACGCGGTACTGCCCCCACCTAAACCTGACCTGCCACAAATAGACATATCCGACCCATTCAAAGAGTCACCTACGTACAGTTGGGGGCCTCTACGACAGACCACTGTACAAGGCGGGCCCATTCCCATTCTTTACGGAACCCATCGAATCGCAGGACAGGTGCTAAGTCAGTCAGTTACAGTAGACGGAAACAAGCAGATTCTCAACCTACTCCTCGGAGTATGCCACGGGCCTATAGACAGTATTTCGGACATCCGCATCAACGATCAGCCAGCGAGCTATTACAAGGGGGTGGCCGCCTACACAAGGTTGGGAACCCTCAACGACGAGGTCATTGAAGGATTTGATGAAGTCGTGTCCCAGCAGGATTTCGGACAGAAGCTCGGCTCAGTCACTCATCAAACCGACGGAAACGCTGTCGAGAAGATAGAAATAGACATAACTGCTCCCTATGGATGCTACTACGCAAATGACCAAGGAGGGCTGGACACAAGACAAGCAGACTTCAAAGTTGAGTACAGGGAAGTAGGAGCATCAGAATGGACTCTCGCAGGAAACTATTCAATCTCAGGAGCAACCAGCCAGGCGATCAGAAGGACTATCACCATTGACAACCTCACTCCCGCCCAGTACGAGGTACGAGTTACCCGCACCAACACTGAGTCAAGTTCTGCTCGCGAACGAACTACTATTTACTGGGTAGCAATGAGAGAGATCATCAAACAGGCTTTGATCTACCCAGGAATTGCTAAGTATGCTATCAGGGCCCTCGCCACCGATCAGCTCTCTGGAGGAGTGCCGTCTGTCTCATGTCTTGCCAGCCGCCTAACCGTTCAAGTATACAATCCATCGACAGGTGAGTGGGAGTCCAAGGACGCTCGCAATCCTGCTTGGGCGGCTTATGACTTGCTTGTAAATGAGACCTATGGCGCAGGTATTCCTCACAGTCGGATTATCTACGATGACTTCTCGTCCTGGGCTTCGTATTGTGATGAGATCGTAGATGGGAAGCCTCGCTTCAGGCTCAACATGGTTCTTGATGCCCAGATGGACTTGTGGAAGGCCTTGCTTTCTATCTGCCAGATAGGAAGGGCTATTCCCGTTCGTAGAGGGACGAAGTACGGAGTGATAGTGGATCGTCCTAGTACCCCAGTCCAGCTCTTCACAATGGGCAACATTATCCAGGGATCGTTCAAGCTCAGTTACCTTCCCAAGAAAGACAGGGCCAATGCCATTGAGGTCTCGTACATTGACGCAGACCGAGACTACACTAGGCAGGTTGTAGCAGTCTACACGGATGAGTACAACGAGAGCTCAGAGCCTGACAACAAGACAAGCATGAGGCTCTTTGGATGCACAGACCGTGATCAGGTGATCCGAGAAGCTGCTTACAGGTTGAACAGCACCAGATGGCTAGTGAGGACGATTGAGTTTGACGCTGACATCGACGCCATTGCTTGCCAAGTAGGAGATCTCATCTACTTCCAGCATGACGTGCCCAACTATGAGCGAGATTTCAGCGGGAGGTTGGTTGGAGCCACCTCTAACACGGTGACCCTGGACAGAGAGGTCACCCTCCAGCCAGACACCTCATACGCCGTCCTAGTGCGGTTAAGTGACGACACCTTGGTGGAGAAAGAAGTGGAGAGTGTAACAGAGGAAACGACAACAGACACCCTCACTCTCACCTCAGAGTTCTCCACTGTCCCAGAGAAGTATGACCTCTATGCCTTTGGGGAGGTCTCATCTTACAAACGTCCTTACAGAGTCACTAGTATAACTAGATCCAAAGACCTCACTCGACACATAACAGCGGTAGAGTACATTGAGGATATCTACACTGACACTGGGTACGTCTTTGAACAGCCTACATGGCAGGTGGCTTACCAAGAAGCAGTTCAGGTCTATGCCCATGAGTTTCTCACCTGGGCACCCGATGGCACATATAAGACCAATGTAGCTGTCACATGGCATCCAGCTATATCGACTGAAGGCTTCAGCTGGGCAGTGTGGCTGGAGGACATTACAGCGGGCACCGATCCCGTTCGTGTGGGAACTAGCTCTGACAGGAACTTTGTCATCCCTTCGTCCTATCTCACTTTGTCTCATCAGTATCGGATCTATGTCGTAGGCGCAGACCAAGGGCCTGTGGAGAAGAACTTCTACCCAGCCTGGCAAGCCTCCACAGACTACAATGTTGGGGACTATGTTGTTCCTACAACGAGCAACGGGCACAGGTATGTGTGCACGGTGGCAGGGACGTCTGGATCCGATGAGCCTGACTGGCCTACAGAATCAGGAGCTACCGTTGAGGATGGCAGTGTAACCTGGCAAGAAGCAGGCGTCTCGGGCAACTCGACCCTTATAACCGTCCTGGGAGAGTATGCTCCACCGTCAGACGTTGCTTCCTTCGATGGAGTGTTCGACTCAATTACTCGCATGGTCAAATTCACCTGGACTGCGATCTCTGACATAGACCTCGACCACTATGAGATTAGAAAGGGAGGATCAAGCTGGGACGACGCAACCGTTGCGATAAGCCATGCAACAGGAACCTCAGCATCACTGTATATCGAGGACGCCACCCAGGACACCATCCGCTATTGGATCAAGGCAGTAGACAAGGCAGGAGTCTACTCGATCAATGCCGCCTATGTAGATGTTGACATTGACACCAGCAGTTGCCCTCTTCAGACACCCACGGGACTCACACTGGAGACCTACAATGAGATAGCCTCAGACGGAACAGATAGGGTCTACGTCAGAGCAACCTGGAACAACAACGCTGAAACGTCAGACAAGTTCCACCACTATGAGCTTAGGTTGACTAAGACCTCATCAGGCCACACTTCACAGTATGCTACTGTCGACACTCAGTACACTTGGGAGGTTCTCCCAAACACTGAGTACAGCGTAACGGTGAGAGCGGTCGACATTGCTGGCAACGCCACATCTTGGGCTACAGCGGTCTCAATCACAAGTGCGAAGGACACCATCGCTCCTAGCACCCCAACCTGGCCTAGCAGTGGGGCGATTATTGCAGGATTCAAAGTTATCGGTCTCAAATGGAATGCTAACTCAGAAGCAGACCTTGACAGCTACGAGGTGGAGCGGAGCGACACAGGAGACTTTACGGGTGAAGAGGTCTCACTTGGACGGGTCTACACCCATTTCTTCGTTGATAATGACCTAGAGGTGAACAAGCAGTATTGGTACAGAATACGGGCATGGGACACGTCGGGCAATGCCTCAGAC